TCAACAAGAACAAATGCAACAGATGCAACAGCTACAACAAGTAGCGGAAGCAGGGGGAAAAATAGCACCACTCGCAAAGGCTTTACCAGAAGAAGCTAAAGCTGTAGCGAATGCTGATATTGAATAATGGATGAACTAAAACAGTTTGAAAAACAAATAAAAGAAATAAGAGAAGCATACAAACAAATTTTTGAATCAGATGAAGGTAAAAAAGTTTTATCTGATTTAGAAAAGCGATGCCACTTTTGGTCTACCACTAATGTTAAAGGGGATAGTCACGAGAGTGCATACATGGAAGGTCAAAGGAGTGTACTTCTATTTATTAAATCAATGCTCCAGAATGATAACACTAAAGGAAGATAACTATGTCACAAGAACAGATAACACAGGAAACTGTGCCTGTAGCAGAGACAACACAAACTACTACAGAAGCACCCAAAGAAACAACAGCACAAGAAACACAAATAGAGCAACCAGTTCCAACTGTTGCTAAATCTTGGAAAGAAGCAATCCCAGAAGATTTAAGAAATGATCCAAACATTTCTAAGTTTACTGAGCTAGAAGCTCTTGCTAAATCTTATGTCAATGCAACAAGAATGATTGGTCAAGATAAAGTTGCAGTACCAAATAACAATTCAACTGACGATCAATGGAATGAAGTTTATGATAAACTTGGTAGACCAGAGTCTCCAGATAAATATCAACTTGAAGTTAAATCAGATGTTGTTCCATTAGATGAAAGTGCAGTTAAATCGTTTGCAGAAAATGCTCATCAGCTTGGTTTAAATAATAAACAAGCTCAAGGTATCTTAGAGTTTTATAAAAATTCTATGGAAGGTTCTGCACAGCAAAATCAAATAGACATGGAAACTGCTCAAGCAAATGCTGAACAAGAACTTAGAAAAGAGTGGGGTGGTAACTACGAAGCTAATATTAAAAAAGCAGGTGCAGTTGCTAAAGCAAACATGGATGCAAACATTTTAGATATGCAATTAAAAGATGGTACAAGATTAGGTGATCATCCTTCAATTATAAAAGGTTTTGCAAACATTGCTAACCTTATGTCTGAAGATAAATTAGTAAGTACAGAATCTGAAAATGTATCTCAAGGTATAGATTATAGTGCTGAAATAAGTAAGATTGTTAATGATCGAGATGGTCCATATTGGAATAAGGCACATCCAGATCACGACAAAGTAGTTCAGCAAGTATTTAATCTAAGAACTATGATGACTAATGGATAACAAAGAACTTAAATTAGAAATACTTCGTATTGTAGTAGAGAGTGGATCTGAAAATCAAAAATCAAATCCCTTGCCAATCTGCAACGAATATTATAAATGGATTTGTAAGGCGGATGAAAATTCGCCTAACAAAAGAAAGACAATTCGTAAGAACCTTTCTGACAACAAGGAATAGACTTGTAGTCTAAAAGACTTTAAATCCAAGAGAAGCCAAATATTTTTGAGAACTCCTCTGATTTTGTTTAACATTAACTTAACAAATAATAGGAGACAATTATGTCAACTGAAATAACAACAGCATTTGTAGAACAATATAGTTCTAACATCCAAATGCTATCACAACAAAAAGGTTCTCTTCTAAGAGATAAAGTTAGAGTAGAATCTGTAACAGGTAAGAATGCTTTCTTCGATCAAGTAGGAAGTGTTACTGCATCTGTTAGATCAACAAGACACGCAGACACTCCTCAATCTGATACTCCTCACTCAAGAAGAAGAGTTTCATTGGTTGATTACGAGTTTGCTGATCTTATCGATGATCTAGACAAAGTAAGAATGTTAGTAGATCCAACTTCTACTTACGCATTAGCTGCTGCTTATGCAATGGGTAGAGCAATGGATGATGCTATCATTGCTGCTGCTACTGGTTCAGCTGATACTGGTGTAGCTGGTGGTACTGCGGTTGCATTACCTGCTGGTCAAATCATAACTGAAGGTGGTACAACTGGTATGACTATCGCTAAGTTAAGAGAAGCAAAAGAGATCATTGATTTAGCTGATGTTGATCCTTCACTACCAAGACACATCATCGTATCTCCTAAACAGATCACAGATCTATTAGGAACTACTGAAGTGACTTCAAGTGATTTCAATACAGTTAAAGCATTAGCACAAGGTGATGTAAATTCTTTCTTAGGATTTAATTTCATCGTGTCTAACAGATTAGCTGTTGCGTCTCAAATTAGAGATTGTATCGCTTTCGTAAGTGATGGAATTGGTTTAGCAGTAGGTAAAGATTCAACTGCTAGAATCGATGAAAGAGCTGACAAAGGATATGCTACTCAAGTTTACTATTCTGCTGCATTCGGTGCGACTAGAATGGAAGAAGAAAAAGTAGTTAAAATCCAAGCGTACGAAGCGTAAGGTATAGAATTTTAGGCGGTGGAAGCGAGAGTGGAAGCCGCCTGGAATGCAGATGAAACAGATAAAAGATTTAAAAACAGTATTACATTTTAAAAAGGGAGATTATGTCTATAGGTATGTATTAGTAGACAGATTTAAAAATGATGGTAAGTATCATTATGGTTTTGATGTAAAGAACGAAAGAACTACAGAAGAGATCTTTGCATTAGAAAAAGATAGACAAATTAGAAGAAAGTATATTATAAAGGATTAATATGGCATCAGTAGTAGATATTTGTAATGGAGCATTAAATCAACTTGGTGCATCAACCATATTATCACTTACAGAAGATTCAAAGAACGCAAGACTTTGCAACGCAAGATACTCACAAGTTAGAGATAGTTTATTTAGATCTCATCCTTGGAATTGTTTAATTAAAAGAGTTGAACTTGCAAGAGATGTAGCAACACCTTCATGGGGTTTTAGTTATCAGTTTACTTTACCAGCAGATTGCTTGAGAGTTCTAACTATTTTAAATTATGATTATGATTATAAGATTGAAGGTAGAAAGATTGTAGCAAACCATGCTACAGTTAAAATACAATACATTGCAAGAATTGAAGATCCAAATCAATATGATGAACTATTAAGAGAAACTATATCAGCTGCATTAGCTGCTGACATTGCTTATGCGATTACATCATCTAATCCAACAGCTTCTAATATGTACACTTTGTTTCAAGATAAATTAAAAGAAGCTAGATTTGTTGATGCTACTGAAGGTCAAAATACAAATCCAGATAATGGTCAATCAGATGTGATTGGAGCTTCTTCATTTATAAACGCAAGGTACTAACCCATGGCAAGAGTTGCGGTACAACTAACCAATTTTACTGGTGGTGAATTATCACCAAGACTAGATGGTAGAAACGATCTACAAAAATATCCTACAGGATGTAAGACATTAGAGAACATGATTATCTTCCCACATGGAAGTGCAGCAAGAAGATCTGGTACACAGTTTGTTGCTGAAGTAAAAGATTCTACAAAAGAAACAAGACTTATTCCTTTTGAGTTTAGTACAACACAAACTTACATACTTGAGTTTGGTGATCAGTACATAAGATTTTATAAAGACAATGGTCAAATATTATCTGGTGGATCAGCTTATGAAATTAGTTCACCTTATTTAGAAGCAGAACTATTTGATATTAAGTTTGCACAATCTGCTGATGTTATGTACTTATGTCATCCAAGTCATCCAGTACAAAAGCTATCAAGAACAGGTCATACTGCCTGGACACTTACTGAAGTTGAATTTACTAATGGTCCATTTATGGATCACAATATTACAGATACAGAAATAACTTTATCACATACAAATCAAGGTCAAACAGGAACAGCAACATTATCATCTACAACTGGAGTTAATAACGATCAAGGTTGGTTATCAACTGATGTTGGAAGATTAGTTCATGTTACTGATGGTCATATTATAATTACAGGTTACACATCTTCAACTGTTGTTGATATGGAAGTTCTTGCAGATATTGGTTCTGCAAGTGGAGTTACAGATTTTGCATTAGGATCATTTTCAGATACTACAGGTCATCCTTCTTGCGTAACCTTCTTTGAACAAAGATTAGTATTCGCTGCAACATTATCACAACCACAAACATTATTCTTTTCTAAGTCTGGTGATTATGAAAACATGGATGATAATTATCATGGAACAGTAGCAGATGATGATGCAATTATTTATACCATTGCATCTAACCAAGTTAATGCAATTCGTTTTATGACCGCTACAAGAACTTTAATCATTGGTACAGCTGGTGGTGAGTTTGCAGTTAGTGGTGGTGGAACTGATATTGCAATTACACCTACAAACATATTAATTAAAAAACAATCTAACAATGGTGCTGCAAATGTAGATGCTTTAGCTGTTGGTAATGCTACTTTGTTTTTACAAAGAGCTAAAAGAAAATTAAGAGAACTAGCTTACAATTTTGATGTTGATGGTTATATAGCTCCAGATCTTACTATCCTTGCCGAGCATATTTCAGAAGGTGGATTTAAACAACTATCGTATCAACAAGAACCTAATCAAATTATTTGGTGTGTTAGAAACGATGGTCAATTAGTTGGACTTACTTATCAAAGAGAACAACAAGTTGTTGCTTGGCATAGACATATATTTGGTGGAGCATTTGGAAGTGGTAATGCAGTTTGTGAAAGTGCAGCTACAATTCCTACAGATGATTCTGAATATCAAACATGGGTAATTGTAAAAAGAACAATCGATGGAACTACAAAAAGATATATCGAGTATATGCACAACTATGACTTTGATGAAACAGATGATACTTCATTTAATTTTTTAGATTCACAATTATCTTATGATGGTAGTGCAGTTACAACTATATCTGGATTATCTCATCTTGAAGGTCAAGAAGTTTCGATCTTAGCTGATGGTGCAACTCATCCAAACAAAACAGTTTCAAGTGGTGAGATTACTTTAGATCGTTCAGCATCAAAAGTTAAAGTTGGTTTGCCATACACATCTTTATTACAAACCATGAGAATAGATGCAGGTTCACAAAATGGTACATCACAAAGTAAGACTAAAAGAATATATGAAATAACAATTCGATTGTATGAATCTATTGGTGTTGAGGTTGGTCCAGACTTAAATAACATGGAACGAATACCATTTAGATCTTCAGCAGATGAAATGGATGAAGGGGTTAATGTATTTACAGGAGATAAGGAAGTAGAGTTCAGAGGTAATTATGAAACTGATGGTTTTATATTTGTAAGACAAACACAACCATTGCCTTTAACTATACTATCTCTATATCCTAAACTACAAACTAACGATGGATAGCATATTAAATATTGTTAAATACAAAGGAGAACATGGTCAATACATTATGAAGCAAAGAATGAATCATGTATTGATGGATAAAGATATGGAATTTGATGGCAACCCAATGAACTTAGAACAAGATAACTTAGCATTTACTGGTATGATTGATGGTGAACCTATCTTTGCAGCGGGTATGAAAATCATTTGGGGACAAGTTGCAGAGGGTTGGGTGATTGCTACGAACAAAGTATTGCAACATCCTTTACTTGTTGCTAAAGCTATTAAGAAAGATTTTGCAAGAGTTGCTAAAGAAAACAATATCAAAAGAGTTCAAACTGCTGTAAGAGCTGACTATACAACTGGTTTAAAATTTGCTAAATGGTTAGGTTTACAGGAAGAAGGTTTAATGAGAAAATTTGGTTTCGATGGTTCTGATCAATATATGTATGCGAGGTTATTCTAATGAGTTGGCAAATGGCAGTAGTAGGTGCTTTAGGTGCAGCTCAATATCAACAACAAGGTGCTATTGGTAAATATAATCAAGCAGTACAAAATCGTAAAGCAGCTGTATTAGAACAAGAAGCACAACAAATAGAGAAACAAACTGAATTTGATATTGCTCAGTTTGATAAAAAATTTGAACAATTAGAAGGCACAACAAAAGTAAACTTAGCTAAATCTGGTGTTGTTCAAGGAAGTGGCACATCATATAGAATTGCTATGGCTAATGCTAGAGAAGCAGAATTACAAAGAAATATTATGAGATATAATTCTAAAGTTGCAGCAAACAAAAAAATGGAAGAAGCTAGTTTTGCTAGAGTATCTGGACAACTTGCTAGAGAACAAGCTAGACTTGCTCAAATTAATACCATTGCCAGTACAGGAACTTCTTTATTAACAATGTCAAGTGGTTCATCATTTGGAACTAAATCATATACTCAAGGAGCTGGATCAAGTAAAAGTTTATTTACATCAGATCTTGCATATCAATAATGCCTAAAATTCCTACATTTCAAACACAAGCTAGACCAACTGCAGAAGTATCTTCTACAACTGCTACAGTTTCTGTTCCTTTAACACAAACTTTAGGTTCAGCATTAAAGCCTGTTACAGATGCAGTTGTGCAACATAGGATTCAAGAAAAAAATTTTGAAAATAAAACTGAAGCATTAAAATTAGAAAATGAAGCATTATTAGAATTTACTGATACTTTAGATAGAGCAAGTAGATTAGATAATAAAGATCAAGCATTTGAATTAGTTAAAACAGAATCTGAAAGAATTAAAAATACATTTTCAAATAGAGCTTCTAATAAATATGTTCAAACATTATTTAATAATAGTTTTTATGGTGAAGTTCAAAAAGGAATATTTAAAGTTAATTCAAGAGTATCAACTAACATACTTCAATCATTAGATAATGAAGTTAGTGTTAAAAAAAATAGATTATTAACTCAAGCATATTTAGACAAAGATCCATTAGCTTTTCAATTAGTTGGTTCTGAACTTAAAGAACTTTATGAAAATAATTTTAAAGGAAGAATAGATGTAGATGATTACAATAAATTAATACAAAATATACCAAGTGAATTAGAGATATTTGAGGCTAATCAAATGATTACTGAAAATCCTAGTCAAGCATTAAAAGATTTAAAAAATAAAGATAAATTTATAAATATTGATCTCAATGAAAGAGACAAATTAATTAGAGAAGCTAAATCAAGTTTATTACCACAGGTTAAAGATCAAATATTAAATATAGAAGCTGCTGGAAAAAATGGTGATATTATACCTTATGATGATGATTTAA